ATTGATTTACCCGTAATTGTTCGGATAAAATAAATTCTTCAGAAATAAAATGTAAAACATAAACCTCTGTTCCTTGATTTACACCTTTTCTGTTACTTTGTTTAAATACTCTAAAAACTTTTTGAAATGCAAAATCACTATCTGCATCATCAGTTTTATTTTTTCTTATATCAACAATTAAATTTTCAGATCCATCTAAGGCCAATTTATCAGTTAGGCCTCGACTATCAAGAAGTACAACATTACCATGCATACACGGCAACAATATACTATCATGTATATTTAATTCCTGAAATAAACCAGATATGTCAATTTTTTTATCTTTGTAAACTAATGATAATTCTTTAATTACAAAGTTTGATACTGAACTGGTCATTTAGTAAAAACTCCAATAAACTCTTGTTCTACTACAGGCACAAAATCTGGTTTTAAAATTTTAATTGATCTTTTGCTTTCATTTTCAGCAATTTCATAGTCATAATAACTTAATGTATTTTTTGTTACACTAATATTAATTGTGGTGTTATCACTCAAAGTATAATTTGTAGAAGTTGTGGCCACATTAACATAATCGTTTTGAGTTACATTTAAAGTGTCAATAGATATAATTTCATTTAAAATTGTATTTGTTTTTGTTTCAATTTTGTGGTATTCTTTAACATGAGTTTGTGCCCATGTTGTGCCGGCACCTTCGGTAGAACTATTAGCATATTGTGATTGGCGATATTTTACATCAATGTATTTGAGTAGAGAATTTTGATTTAAAGGCCAATCAAATTGCGGATGAAGAATATCATTTAACATTAAAATGATCCAATGTTTCTCAGCAGAACCGTATATTTTGTGAGCAACAATTTCTGGAGTTTCTCCATCACCAACCAAGTACTCATAATAAATTACCGAATTATTTTTAAAGTCACTCTCAAAAGAAACTTTGGAAAGTAAATTTGTTACATATTGAATATTTGTACCATCAAAAGTATAAGAAGTTTTTGGAAAATAATTAAAATATTTTGCCATTATTCAGCCTCCTTATCTCTAGGACCATCTTGAAATTGTGTTCTTCTACCAGCATCAGCTGCAAAATTTGATTTTGTAAGCATTTCGAGTTCTTTAAATTGTAATGACAGACGAATACCTACCGGCATACCTGTGCCACCTTTTGTCGCATACTGGTCACTTGGAACTTCATATGCTGAGAATCCATTTGGTGCATAGTCTATATCAACAGTTTCTAAAGCGCAAGTTGAAATTTTTGGTATATTTGGATTTTCTAATCCATTATAATAAAATTTAATATCGAATTCAGATGGTGGTACCATAAAAAATCCACCAACACCACCAACATTTTGCGAACCTAATAGTTCTGGTGCTTGATGAAATCTCAGTCTATCTAAAATATTCTGTACTTCTTTACTTTCTTGTTGCGATCTTGGATAAAACATAAAATCGAATCTAAATGATCTCAGAGAAGGTGAAGAATAAAGAACTTCTAAAGCCGGATTGGTTACAAAACCAAAAGCACCAGCAAATGCAGCAGCACCCAATTCACCAGCAAGTGATGATAGACCTTTGAGTAAAAATGGCGAAGCATTATTTCCAATTTTACTAACAAAATCTTCTATTGAGGTGGTTCCTTGTGCGGCCTGTAAAGCTGCACCAGCAGCACCAAACATACCACCACCCATTTTTATATCACTATATCCTTGGTTGTGTGTAAAGTTTAAAGTGTCTGGCATGTATAGTGCAATTGTGTCGGTTGTTCTACGAATTGTCCTAACATCTAAAGCTGGTCGATATGATGAACCGGATATAACACCTTGAGAACTTCCTAAAGTTTCACCAACTTTTTTAGTAATTGCATCAGCTGATGTTGAGAAATTGCTTAAACCACCAATTCCTGTACCGCCAATAGATTTGTTTAAATTCTGCCTATTTGTAAAGATTGATGGAATATCTTCAGATGCTGGACCAACATAACTTGTTTTGATCTGTTCATTGATATGAATGACCATATAATGACCTTTGTCATAACTACCCAAATCAATAGGATATTTGAGTGTATTGGAATTATATCCAGAACCGACCAAATTGTTCTTGGAATCTCCAGTTCTGGAAATAGGATTCTTATTAAATGTTATTTCGGTTAAGTTAAAAATACCCATCTTTTGCCTTTAATGTTAACTAGATAGTATTTATGTCATATAAAGGAAGATTTAAACCTAAAAATCCTAAGAAATATAATGGTAGTGCAGATAACATCATTTATCGTTCTTCTTGGGAATTAAGGGTTATGAAGTATCTTGATGAAAGTCCCAACATTATTTGGTGGGCTTCGGAAGAACTCGCCATTCCATATCGTTCTCCAGTAGATCAAAAGATGCATCGATACTTTCCTGACTTCATAGTAAAGGTTCGAGAAAAGACTGGACTGGTAATGACATATATTCTAGAAGTCAAACCAGATAAACAAACCAAGGTTCCAGTACAAAAAAGAAAAACTCAAAAGTATTTGCAAGAAGCTGCAACATACGCAATCAACCAAGAGAAGTGGAGAGCTGCAGACATATTTTGCCAAGACCATGGTTGGAAGTTTAAAGTGGTTACAGAAAAAGACCTAGGAATTTAGTATAAATAATAGATGGCCACACTAATAGACAGAATACAAAAATCTTTAGATAAAGAAGGTTTAGCACCAAGAACTCGACAATCTAGAGCATGGTTGCAAAGTAAAATAAGTTCATTAAGTTCGTCCCAACGATCTTTATTTAGAGATGCTGATAGAACAACCAAATCCGCTTTTGTTGGACATATGTACTTTTTTTACTATGATCCAAAGCATAAAGAAAAATTGCCGTATTATGATCGATTTCCTTTAGTGTTACCAATAGAACAATATGGTGACGGATTTCTAGGTATCAATTTACACTACATTCATCCAAAAGAAAGAATGGTGTTATTGGACAAATTAAGTGAAACGGCAACTGATAAAAGTTTTGATATTAATACAAGGTTAAGATTAAACTATCAATATTTAAAAAAAGCATCAAGAGCTTTTGAAGCAAGGCCTTGTATTAAAAGGTATTTGTTTACACATGTTAAATCGAGATTCGTTGAAATTTTTGCTGATGAGTGGGACATAGCTGCCATGTTGCCAATGGAAACATTCGTTGGTGCTGGAACAAACAAAGTATACGCTGATTCAAGGAACAAATTCTAATGTCATTCGCACCAAATTTATTTCTATCTAACATCAAAGCAAAAGATGGTTTAGCTAGACCAAATCGTTTTCAAGTTATATTGCCAATTCCGCAATATATTAATAACTTTATTGGCAACTCAGTATTCGAACAGTTATTTAATTTACCAAATACCATATTTACAAACGCTAGTGATATTTTGGGTGGAGTATTTGGTAGTCAACCGCAAGATCCACAATCTAAAACAACTAACGCTTCTATATCAAGATATTTGGCATTACAATGTGAGGCGGCTGAGTTACCAGGAAAAACTTTAAATACAGCTGATGTAAAAGTATATGGACCAACTTTTAAAGTTCCATACCAATCTCAATATACCGATACATCATTAACTTTTTTATGTACTAATGAATTTTATGAGCGGAAACTTTTTGATCGTTGGATCGAATCTATTATGCCAACAGATACAAATAATCTTAGATTTCCAAAAGATAATGAAACCAGGTACATGACAAACATTAAAATTATTCAGTACGATGAATTTATCAAACAAATTTATGCAGTAGAATTAATTGATGCTTTCCCAATTGGAATAGCATCACAGCAATTGACTTGGACTGATGATAATGTGCATCGTTTGACTGTACAGTTTGCATATCAAAAATATAGAACCATCTATGACGGCACTTATGACTTAACTCAAGCCGCAGCTGCATTGTTTGGTTTGCAAGGGGAAAAATTAATGGCAGGTCTAGGTAAAAATGTAGACCAAAAATTAGGGAGAATCTTTTAATTAAGTGAGGAAATTATGTTACCAAAAATTGATGTACCAATATATGATCTGAAATTATTATCAACGGGAAAGAAGATACGATTTAGACCTTTTACTGTTAAAGAAGAAAAATTGTTTTTAATGGCTGCGGAAGCAGGCGACTTAAAATCGATTACCGATACGGTTAAACAGGTTATTAATAATTGCGTTTTAGATGAACTTGATATTGATGAATTACCTTTGTTTGATATTGAACAGATTTTTTTACAACTTAGATCCAAATCGATTGGTGAGTTAGTAAATTTAAAATATCGTTGCAATAATTTGATTAAAGGTGAATCTGAAGAAGAAAAGAAGTGTAATACAGTAGTGGAAATTGATGTTAATATTAATGACATAATTCCAGAGTTTGAAAAAACAGATAAGAACAAGATAGAAATTACCGAAAATTTGGGTGTAGTAATGAAGTACCCTAATTTTAAATTATTCGAATCACTTGATAGTGAAGATGAAACAGAATCTATTTTGAATACTATTATAGGTTGTATTGATTATATTTACGATAAAGAAACATTATATTATGCAAAAGATTCCACAAAAGAGGAACTAAGTGAGTTTGTAGAATCATTGCAGACTAAAGATTTACAGAAGTTTAAGGAGTTTTTTGATACTACTCCAAAGTTGCGTAAGAATATAAACTTTAAGTGTCCTAAGTGTAGTTATGAAGAAGATGTTTTAGTTGAAGGAATCGAAAGTTTTTTCGTATAGTATTTGGTTATGATA